GCTGGAGTGTGTTCACGCCGTTCATTTTTGCATAGCCGAACCCCTGGCCAACGACCGATGATGCGACGACCGTCCCCGCTCCCGTGAGGGGAACGAAGGAACCGGCGAGCATGACGAGGCCCCGGTCGAGGCACTGCGGCATGGTGAAATTATGCGAGCTCATTCAGCTCACCACGTCCCGGTTTCGTTGTAGCCCGGCGCTTCGCAGCCGTAGTTGAAGTAGCCGCCCATGCGCCATTGATAGCCGTCGTTGTTGGCCTCGCGGAGCATCTTGTTGCCGTCATCGTCAAGGATGCGCGGAATACCTTTGGCGCTCTTGAGCACCCAGGTGTCCATTTCCAAGAGAGCGAACGTCCCGCGAGGAATGTTTACATCGGAGAAGACGCTGATAGCGCTATCAGGCCCCTCGACCATGAGTGCGCGGAACCCAATGTCGCCGTCGGTGCTGTTCACCGGCTCATAACGGCACTTGCTTCCAAGGCTCTTCACAAGGTCGGCGCGGTCAAGATTATTAATGAAGCATGTCAAATCCTCGGCACCTTCGCGACTGGCCAGTTCGGCCGCATCGATGAGGGTTTCCTCCTTATTGCCGCCGTTGCCCGCATAGCGAATGCCGGCAAGACGCACAACATCGACGGAACGGTCAACGCCGAAGTGGCTATCACCGGCGACCGGCGCGATGCGAGGAATCCACCGCGCGACACCTGCGGGGCCGAGCGAGTAGTCGCCGTTCCTGAATAGGTAGTCATTCACGCCGATGCCGACTGGCGTGGTGTTGAACGTGATGGTTCCCGCGACACGGTCTACGGCAACAATCGTCAATGGGCCGCCGGCCCGTACGCCCGCGAGGGCTCCGCCGTTGTTGTAGCCGTCATCAACACTGAAATCCGTCTTCATCTGGACTTCAAAGCCGACAATGTCTGCGGCCTGCAAGAGAGTCACCGTGGCCGAAGCGATAGCGGCACCATTCAACTGTCCGCGCTGCCCCCCGCCATTGCGCCAGGCGTGAATCTGAAGGGAGCGGTTGAGATTCCGCATCGAACCCTCCATTTCGCCGCGAAGCGTATTGTAGATGGTGTTTTCATCACCATCCCCAGACGCGATAGCCTCACCGGAGATGCCACTCACCTGATAATCGCGAGACCGCGTGAGCATGAACCCGACGTCCGCAGAAGAGGTCGCGTTGGCCTGCGCAATCGGGAGCTGGAATGAGCCGCCCTGCGGAGCGCCGTATCGAAGAGAAATGCGGGCGTTGTTGCCGCCAAACTTCTCGTCCTTCCGGATTTGCCCAATGAATGGGGCCTTCCGATAGAACATCTGGTGGAAGACCTTCTGGTCGTAACGAGTCTTGAGAATGTTGGTGAGTGCACCAATTGTTGCGTCGCCAGCAGCCATTTGAATCACCTATAGACAGAACGGTTGTCGTCTACGGGCCGGGAGCTTGGATGCGGTGCTAGGTGTTTCCTCGGGCGATGGCATCGGCTTTGGTAGCCTTGCGAAGGAGCGCCAGGTCATGGGCTTCCTCCTCTTCTTTCGTCATCGCACGTTGCACGCTCTTATTTATCCGCGGTTGTCCGTGCCCCGGTACGGGTGGGGTTGCCTTGATAGGCGCCTTTCCAGCGGGCGCGGTCGCGGATTGAGGATTGCCGAAAAATGCAAGTCGACGGTCCTCCCTACTTTTATACTCTGTCTCAGCAGTTTTTTCAAGATAATCCGCTACTTGGCGGCCAGTATAGACACGCTTGTTGCGTTTAGCCCAATCGGCCACGGCCCGCGCTTGCTGTCGGATTTCGTCGGCCGAGTAGACAGCATTAAGGTGCGGAAATTCCTTTGCATTCTCGGGCGCACCAATCCAGGTGGCGAAGGAGTGAAAAGTGTTTTCATCCTGCGTCTGCTGAATGGCCTCAAGGCGTTGTCGCTCTTCTTCTTGTCGGGCACGAGTCGCGTTGTGGAGCTCATCAAATCGCGCCGCGAACGATTTTTCTTGGTCTTCCAAGCGCTTCCGAAGAGCGCGAATCTCCCCTTCAGGGGTGCCTTGCTCAACGAATTCCTTGAGAATACCATTCGTATCGACGCCCTCGCGTAGGAGCGGATTGCCTTCGAGCTGTTTGCGCAGTGCGGCAATCTCGGCGTCACGCTTCGCATCTTCGCCCTTCCGCGATTCATGCCAAGCCTGTTGCTGGGCCGCGAATTCCTGGCGTTGCCGGTGGAGCTCGTCCGACTTGGCCTTGACGCGCTTTAGTCGCGCACGCTCTTCCCCCTTTAGACGGGATTCACGCGCGAGCTCGGCTGGCGTCTTCGGTTCGGCGGGGGCGGCGGCGTCGGGCGCGACTTCGACCGCCGCGACTTCGGGGGCCGGAGATTCAATAGACTGTTCTGAGGTCTCTTGGGATTCAATAGGATTCACGTGGGCATTACTCCGTTAGCCCCCGGCGGCGGCATTGGCGCACCGGGTTGTAGTGGCCCCCCTGGCGAAGGCATTGGTGGCAACCCCGAAGGCGCTCCTGGGGGCATTCCCGGCGGCATTGGCGGCGTAGGTGGTTTCAACATCTTATTGCACTTGGCGATGAAATCTCGGACCACACTGAGATTGGCTTCCTCAACATCCTTGCGGTAGGCGATGAGCAACATCTCTGTTGCGAGTGTCGCTGCCTCTTGCAGGTTTATGAAAGGCTCCGGCTCCCAACCCCCCATACCTCGGAGCATCTCTCCAACCTTCTTTTCGACAAGCTTCCGACTAGCGAGTTTCCGTTTCTCTATTTGGAGAAGGTCGGGCAGCCCAATCATCTCGACAATGTCGTCTGGCTGGAACACACCAAGCTGCATCATGTCCTGCGCAGTGGACAGCTTGCCGGGCAGCGTGCCAGGAAGCGCGCTCGTACTCTCGACGTACATCTGGAAGTCGTTTGGCTCTTCTAGCTCCTTCCAATTGATGGCCTCGAACCCATCGTCGGCTTGGGTGTGCACCTCATAGACAGATTTGGCGGCGAGCCGTTTGGCGGCGCATGCAATGAGCATCCCGTCTTCTTCAACGGTCGCTTCAAAACGCTTGCCTTTGTCCAACAGCGTCTCTGTCTGTTGGTCGGCATAGACGCGTTGAGCCTCGCCCGAGTCCAACCCCACCGGCCGCTGGGCCTGCGCTGCCTGCTGATTTATGCCCACGAGCTCGTAGTATTTACCGTAGAGCGCCCATAAATGCGAGTACACCTCTGGACTAATGATGACCGGCGCCATATATTGTGGGGGTGAGCCGGTGTAGTGGATGATGCTGCTCAAATCGTTGTTGATGTGGCTGAGCACAATTTTGGCGCCGCGCTCGAGCAAGTAGTGGCCGGTGATGAGATGGTGGCCCTGCTGTATTTGGCGCACCAGCTTGTTGATTTCGCTCTGAATGCCGCTTCCAATCTCGACGATACCCTGCCCATAGAACCCAACCAAAGGATTGCTCCACCGATACCAGCTCAGCTCTTGCTCGTATTTATCGAGCTTAGCGTCTTTCAGTGTGCAGTTTTCGATGCCCACGACATACCGCCCATCGGAAGCACCTCTCCCCGAGGGCTTATGCCAGGCCTCTTCAATCCAAACCGTGTTGGCGAGGTGCTGGAATCCAAATTCCGCATCGATATCGTTGAGCGGCTTCAGCTTCATGACCATGTCGGCTTTGTACGCAAGCTCGCTCTCATCGCCATCTGCATACCAACCCATTTTGACGCGATGCGCGAGAACGCCCTTGTCAATGCGGTATCGAAGATAGGTCGAGCGCGGACCCTCCCAGAGAATGTTGCCGTTCGTCACACTCTCGGCGTCATCGACGATGAGCTCCCAGGGCATCACTCGCAGAACATCAACGTCCTCCTCGTCGTAATTGGGGCGGATGCGGAGAATGCCGGTGCCCCAGACGCAGCCGTCAAGCCCCTTCGTCACGCTTTTCGGATAATATTTGGTTTTGCGCATTGCGCCATCGATGCCGAGCTCCAGCTTCTCCGCCGCATCCTGCTTCTCGTAGTCGCCTCCGACAGTTGCCACGGAGACACGCGGGGACGACTTGCTGAACAGCCGCGCGACCACCGCGTCCACCACGTTTCGCGACACCGGCAATGAGAGGCTCGAGCGCCGGCGATTGGGCATGTTCCGCATGTACGGGTCGGCGGTCCCATTCGAAGTCGGCGGCAATCCTCCCGCATACATCGCGCCCCAAAGGAGAAACTCTTGCTTGCGGTCCTGGTCACGGAGAAGACTGGTGATGACCGTATGCAGCTTCTCGTGGGCCTTCGGGTCTTCATCGTCGATACAAACTTCAGGCCGATACCACCATATTTTATCGGACTCGGGGGTCAACGTGCACCATGCCCATTCTTTTGAAGCGCATCTTGTACGGCCACTTCGACATCATTCAACGTGGCATTTGGGCAGAATTTACCCACGTGAGCCATAACCCGTAACCGAAGCCATGCTTCCCATTCTTCTCGAGTGCGCTCGATGCATTCAGCCGCCATGTGTTTGATTTTACTCGTCAAACACACTCGGGTCGATGAGTTTATCGCACTTTTCGTCCGTCATGCCCCAATCACCAATCTTCGCCCGCACCGCCTCGCGTGCGTCTTCAATCCGCTGGGCGCGTCGTTCTTCGGGCGTCATCTCGGCCGTCTCCTTCACGGCCGTCAATGGGTCTCGGGGTTCGGGGCCCAGCACGATACCGAACGCCTGCACAACACCGAGCTCCCGCATCATCGCTACTTGTCGTCGAAATGCCTCTTCTACCATTGGTTCTCCTTTTCCTCTTGCCGCTCCCGTTCCAGCTGTTCGTCAGTACGCCGTTCAAGTTCAATTGCCATCCGGCGGGCAGCCTCGAACGTGTCGAGCTCCGCGCGCGGCGTCTTTGGCACCTCGTGGAAGGCGCGTGCCTCGCGCCAATCATACAACGCACTGTCGGATGCGTGATTATTGAATCCCGGCGCCTCTTTCAACCGCTTATCGTCCCAAGGCAGCTCCGCCCATTCCTCGAGAAGGTGATGGCACGAACCGCCATCATCCGCGACCTTGATGTGGCCCTCATGCAGTTCGCTGTTCATGAGGCGGATGAAGCCGAGCTTGTCGGTCTTGGATGCCGGCGCAATATTGATTCCGTAGCGGCTCGCGAGCTCCGCCTGAAACAGCTTGCCCATCCCGCCGACATCGCCGACCCACTTGACAGGATGAAACTCCTCTGTTGCGGCGCGGACCTCGCGTGCCACGTCGGCAACAATGCCGGTGAACCTGAAGCTTTTGCGGACGTAGACGCAAGGGTCGTGCTCACGCCACCCAACAATCGTGAGTGCGTTCTGGTCGTTGACGCCGAAGTCAAGCGCACCGAGATAGAAATCGAGCTTGGGGAGAGCGGAGAGGGGAATGCAGTTCCGAGCTGGAGTGAAGTGCTCGTAGACCAACCCGCTCCCGTCGCGAATCCAGACGCCATCCAGCAACTGTCGCCGGGTGGTCGGGTCGAGCCGCTGCAATGTCTCACGGTAGGATGCACCATCGAGGTGAAAGTTATCGTCGAGCTTCGCGGGGACGAACGGCGCAATGGCCGTCTTCGGGTCGACGAACCTGCGGAACACCCAGTCATGTCCGATGCCGCCGGGGTTGGACGCGGCTCTTACACGGAGCGGCACGTCGCAGTCTACATTCCTGCGCACACGGGACGTGAGGTAGGTGTATTTTGACTCGGTGAACTGCGTCGCTTCGTCGAATCCGATGAACTGGAACGCGCTTCCCTGGTAACGAAACTTGTCCTGCTCGGTGTCGAGATAGCCGAACGTCACGCTGCTGCCCGCGGGAAATTCGCACCGCTTCTCCTGCTTGTCCCAACGCACCCCGGGAACTTGCGCCCACCATTGCGCCGCACGAGCCATGATGGCATCTTCCAACGCAAGGTCCTTGTACGTTCTTCGCAGGATGAGCGCCGCGTACTTTGGCACATGCAAATACTGCGCGGCCGCCATAAGAATGGCCTCACTCTTGCCGCTGCCAGCTGCTCCGCCATACAATGCTTCAAAACAGTCGAGCGCGAGAAACTCCTTTTGACGTGCGAACGGCTCCTTCAGCACGTAGTTCCGCGACACCAATCGACGGCGCGAAATCTCGGCAATGGCGGCGGACGCGGAAACGTTCACGGCTTCCAGCGGCCATTTTTCGGCACGAAGTTTCGGTCAATGACATCCACAATCGCCATCTTAGGGATTGGCGCCACCTTTAGGTCTGGATGTCGGTCTTTCAGATAGCAAGACGTGTGCATGAGACCTTCACCAACTTGATGATGGCAAATTGGGCACCGATTCCCATCTGCGGCCATCGCATCGCGTAGCTCGGTCAAATCTATATCATCGCTCATACAGTGTCCCTTTTCCGCACGCCCTCAGCTGAAAGCGTTTGGGTAAATTCCCTGCCTTCAGACTCTCCCGAGTCAGCAAACATCGCGATTCTCCGAACAATGTCCGTGAATCGGTTCTCGCTCCAGCCCGCGGTTTTTTTGATGATAAATGAGGATTTTCGCGGCTCGTGGATAGTGGGTGCCCCGAACGCTCGCTGACCCGTAGTGGGGTCCAATACCTCCCCACCACATTTACACCAAATCTCGAGTAATTGCTCGGTTTCATTTTCTATGCCATATGCATCAACCGCTCGCATGCATTTGGCGCACTTGGGCCAGTTGACGGTTCCGCGGTCCGCCATCTCCCGGGGAATGAGGATTCCACCCTGCGGCCTAGAGCGGCGAAATATGCGTCGGCCAAAACTCACGACGCGTCCTCCCGCGGCCAGTCTCCCGGGGCCGCGAATCCGCAATCTCGAGCAATCGCGGCAATGCAGTCGCGGCATGTATCGCCCTTGACGCTACGCATCATCTTCGTGTTGCACTGGCAGCACCGCTTCGGCTTTCTGCTCAGTTTGAAGCGGAGCCAGAACCCCCGCGCGGAAATGGCGCCACATGCTCCGGACGCGAACATGAGCAGGTGTGTGTAATTCACTTGCTCGGAGCTTTCTGCGGGGCAGCCATTCGAAATTGCGCGACATTGCTCAAGGGCACGCGCTCTTCAAGCTTGCTCGTCGGATGTTGCACGACTACGAACATCCCCTCGAGATAGAGATTGAAGTTGCGATGGCCTGCTAACCGATTCGTGCTGGCGGGGTCGTTGAACAGAATCTTCTGGCGCGCCGGGTATTGCTCCGGAGCCATTCCTGGCACGTCGATGCCCTCATCCCTGAATACCACCCGCTGCAATTCAATTCGCTCGCTCGCCATCTATTTCTCGCTCTTCCTCTGCTCCGCTGGGGAGCCCTCATGAATAGTCTTGCGGGCATGGCCAGGAATTTGCTTGTGGCTATCTTCATGGCTCCCGGGCTTGTGCTCGGGGAGACTCTTCCCCTTGCTCGCAGTGTCAAATTCCTCGACAGTTTTCTTGGAGATATCGCCTCGCTTCTCGGCGGCGTGGAAGAATTTGCGCTGCGCGTCAGACTTGTAAGGCATCACCCGGTCTCCTTTTTAGCTACTTCTTGTCGTTTCAGTTCGGCCGCATCCTGAATGGCGGCTTCAAGGTCGGCCAGCGGCATGTCATGAAGCGCGTCGTTGGCGGCGACCGCGGTTCTCTTGTCGGCGCCCGCGCCCTTGTCCTTCCACCGACTCCGCGGACGCCGTGATGCCCACCACGCCATCCCCTGCCAATTCTGTTTCTGCGCCCGAATGGTGACGACCGCTTCATCTTCCGCGAGGGCTTCCGCTTCCCGGACCTTCCGAGCAAACTCAGTGAGCTCTTCTTTGGAATCCGCCCCTCCCACGTCTTGGTGCATCCACCGATGAAACGTCGGCACGGTGATGCCAGCAAGGGCACAAGCGGTCGTCCGCGTGTTGCCGCGCCGCAAGGCGTCAATGAGCCGTTTCTCTACGATATCATTGAGCTTATATGGCGTGTTGCGCTTGCGGTTATGCTGGTAGTCATCGTATCCCATGCTCTTGTAGCTTAGCGCTTCGGGGTAAATCGTGCAACCGAGCCCGCATTCACTTCCTGGGCTTTTTCTTGGTGGCCGCTCCGACATGCTTCAGAAGGTACTGGTCGACCTTCTCCCGAAGTTTTGGAGATGGCGGGAAAGTGCCACGCTCGATATTGCACACGTGTGGCTGCAAGATGCCGATTTTGGCCCCAAACTCACCCTGGGTGAATCCAAGCGCAATGCGCTTCTTGGCCACGCGAGCGCCCCACGCCATGTCCCCATAGCGATGGCGCTTACTCTCTGGGAGCCCCTTGGGCCCGCGCTTCTTCGGCTTCTCCGCCAAATATGGCTTTTTCTTTGACTGGACCTTTTGCTTGGCGCTTCGGGCCCGTGCGCCGCCGGCTTTTTTTGCAGCTTTCTTCTTCGCAGGCGACTTTTTCTTGGGGCGCAATGCTCGCGCCATCTTGACCGCTTTCGCAATATCTGCGGCAGGAATGCTGAGTACTTCCTCCAAGAAAACCTTCGCTTCGACCATTTGCTCTGAATCGTCTCCCATGAATCTCCTAATTCTTCCTTCGGGCAACCGACGGGATTCGAACCCGCATAACGCCCATCGTGGAATACACTAGAACGCGTCCTGCCGTTGGACGACGATTGCCTTGTCCCGTGCCTCGGAATTGAACCTCGCACCTCCCACGTCTTAGGTGGGCGCTCTCCAACCAAATTCATGGCTGTTCCAGAAAAGCCTTCACGGGGTGGCGCCAGATTTTCCCTCGGTGCCATAGAGACTACATGGGGACCTGCCGCTCCCAAATAAGGTTGAGGGCTTTCGCCGACTTCTGTAGTTGTGCCCCTCGTCAGATTCGCACTGCACCGAGATTCGTCATCTCGCCTCCCGGGTTAGGGGTGCAGGGGCTAAATGCCAGCTTCGCACGGTAGCCGCTGGCGAGCATCAATGACGGGTCTCAGTTCCTGCGCCCGCCGTGCGATTTCTAATGACTGGTCGGTCGAAGAGTCGGCTCGAACAGTATGGCCGTATTGTCTGTCGGATCGACGTGCGATTTTGGCTTGGTGATACGAACCGCCAGCCGCTTGATTTTGAGAATTTTCTTCATAGGTCGCTCCACCTTTCCCCACTCTTCAAATCTATTGGTAGTATAAGCTGCCCGCCTGGGGTGTCAATAGATTTAGCCCAAACGCTTGCAATTAAATCCTTCACCTTCTGGACTAAATGGCGCGGGACGTCATAAATGCAAGCATCATGCACCTGCGCCACCAGCCGCGCGGATATCGGCAAGAGAGATGCCAGCTCGATGGTCCTCTGGTTCACGATGTCCGCCAGTCCCGACTGGATGGGGTAGTTGGCGACGTCCGTGATTTTGGGGTACCAGCCCAGCCACCGAATCCGGCCAAGGAACGGCGTCCGCATATACCCCTGCACCTTCACGCGCCGGAGGTTCTCCTTTACCCACCGGTAGTAAACGCGATACGCCGCGTGCAGTTTGGACAGAATCAGGCTTACTGCTGAGTACGCTACGTCAAACCCCTTGCTGCGAAGAGTCATGTAGACCTTCTCCACCTCCGCGCAATAGGAAATGGCAAATCCAAGGTTCTTGGCGATGTCGCGAAGTTT